TCACAGAGTCTCAGCCTGGTGGAGCTTATTTACATCCTCCTTACACTGTACTAAATCAATATGAAAGAAGTACTGTTGGAGGTACTGCAACTTGTACTGTTGTCCTAAATGGTCAAACAGTTACAGCTACAGGAGCTATAGCATCTTCTCAATCAACTAATTATAATTTTGATGCTGATATCTTAGCTTGGAGCAGAGGATCTTTAGGTGGTAAAGAACAAGCTATCTTATCTTTGCCTCTGATAAATTCAATTCAAATACCTAACAATGGATATTTATTTGCTCGTAACTCGGATCAGTTTACAGAATCAACAGCTACTATAAAAGCAGTTACATTAGGAACTGATGATGCTTTTGGTGACCCACTATCAACATCAGCAGCTTTAACATCATCAAATACTCTTGAAAGAAATATTAAAAATAAAGGTTGGGTAAATGCATACAACAACACATATCCAAACTCTTTAAATGTCAATCTATTAAACTTTGATGGTGGAACAAGAACAGTATCATTCTCTGGGTCTTATGATGAGACTGAATCATTTAAAAAATATAACTATGGTTCAACACTAATACTTGTTAATACTCTTACTGACACTGTTACTTTTGATGATATTCCTGCTGGTAATTTTAAAAATACACTAACTTCAGCAAGTTTAATAGCTAACGGAGATTATCAATTTAACACCAGAGTACCATTTAGGGGATGGTCTTATGCTGGAGCTTCATTATATCACACAAAAGAACTAACATTATCTGGCTCTGGAAATACTTATAGTTTTAATGCTCCAAATAGGGTCAATTTTAGTGGTTATAGATATTTGCGTGTCAATGCTCAATCAGCTACTGCAAGTCCAGAATCAGCCACATTATGGATATCTTATGGCAATTCTGGTACATATGTTCTTCAACAGCCATTAACTATTCCAGTAACAGCTTCTAACCAAAATACTGATTTATGTTTTGCTTATGATTTACATGTGTCTCCAGCTGATGATATTGTTACACAGGATAATCCATATCCAAGAGCAAATCCTAACAGCTCTTATGATTGGGGTAGCCAAAAGCTTATTAACAAAGATTTATATGGCATTGGTCAAGTTGGTGAAGTGAGACTTGATGGCAATGTTACTGTAAATAGTTTTAAATTATATCGTGATGACAACACAGCAAAAGCAGATTTTATTGCTCCAATTTCTCAATCTGGTTTGGGATTTACTCAAGTCTTTACTGGTACTGCATCAACTACATATAATGGTAGAAGATTTTGGTCTCAAGATGTTCAAGGTAGAAATGATGAGGAATATGATCTTCTTCAGGTTATAGATGGTGGAACAACTTATGTACCTCAAACTATCGCTGGTTTTGTTGATAATATTACTAACTTAACTGGTTATCAAGGTGGTCGTGTACATCTTGGTTGGACTGCTAATGCTTCCACTCCTAATGATAGCTCTTCTAATCTTCGTGATGGATACCTCAATGAAGATGGGTATATGAGCTGGCTTATGGGATTTGGTATGGAATATGTTGCTGGTAATCAAAAGTTCGCATTTGATAGGGATTTAAGCCAGGAAACAGCAGACTATGATATCTTTGCTCAAACTATTTTTGATGAGCTTAATTGTGATTTTATACCTGACTATCATGATCCATTTGGAATTGAGACACCGGGAGAAACATCATTAATTCTTTATGGATTTAATTGTCAAAGAGGTCCAGTTCATGGTCTTGTTCAACTTCAACAATTAGGACAAACTGTATTTGTTCAAGATGCTGGTTTAGTAAATCGTGGATCATCTGTAACTGATGTAAATGGAAGGTATCAAACAGCAACTCCATTTATGCAAGCTGAAAACGTAAATGATGTTTTTTGTGGTGTTGCAAGTATTGGAACTACTGCTATAACTGCTAAAAGAAATAGAATAGCTTTTTATTTTCCAGCTACTCCAACAACATCAACTATAAAATCAGCAGACATAAGTGGTTTATATCAACATCTTATTGGAACAGTTAATAGTAATGTTGTTACTTTGATATTAACAGAAACATATGATTTTAGTGTTTTTGAATATCTTGCTACTAATATATCAGATGCAGCTAATGTTGCAGTAGCTTGGAAACCACTTACTAATGAAAATCAAATAATGTTAGTTGTTGAAACAGTTGCTGGTGATATTAAACTATATATTAATAATAATTTAGGAACAGGAGATTGCACTTTGTCAACTGTATTAGGAACTGGTGTAACTCCAGCAATAGCTATAAATAATCAAGGTAATCAACTTATTATTTGGAGAACAACAAATTCAAGTGGATCTATAAGAAGAATATTACTTGATACAAATGGAAATGTAATAGAAGCAGCATCAAATATTGTTGTTGGTAATGTTACCACTGATGGTTTAGCTTGTTATTGGAAAGATGATCAAGCTTATATTGTTTATAATGATGCAGTTTCTGGAATCACAGTAATAAAATCTGATGATTACGCTACTACATTTAATTAAACAAAAAATAAACCACAAGAAATGGCAAAACTTGTGGTTTATTCTATCGGGGTGTTGTAAGGAGTTTTTTCAATAATAAGGACAAACTTATTATACCATATAGATATAACCTGTCAAACTAGACAGGTTTTTTTATGTCGAATAATACTTTAGTAATCTTTTTGAGAGGTCATTTATGAAAGCAGAAATAGCAATTAAAGCAGCTGACCTTGCTGTTCAAAGCATTGGTATTAAAGAACAAGGTGGAGATAATCGTGGAGAACAAATTGCTAAATATTTAAAAGCAGTTGATATTGATTTTCCAGCTGCTTGGTGTCAAGCTTTTTGTCATTTCCTTTACGAAAAAGCAGCAGGTTTTTTAGGAGAAGAATTGTCAGAAGGATTTAAAAAACTAAATGGATATACTCCTGATAATGTAGCTTATGCTAAAAAACACAATTTATGGATTACAGTACAAGACGCTGAAGATGACCATACTATTGTTAAAAAAGGATATATGGCTTACTTTTATTCACCAACTAAAAAAAGAATATTTCACGTTGAAATGGTTATCTCAACAAATGAAGATCAAGTAATTACTGTGGGTGGTAACACTTCTCCTGGTAACGGTGTTCAAGCAAATGGTGATGGAGTATATCGACGTACAAGAACCTGGAAATCATTTGGTGAGTTTGGTGGATTCTTCAAAACTTATTAAACGTGTTTCCAAGTTTTTTTCTTATCAATGCTATAAATTGTAGGTATAGATACATTATATTCTTTTGCTAACTCAGTTAATATTCCACGATATGAATGCAACAATTTTTGTTTGATATTAAAAACATCTTCTTCAGTTAATTTAGCTAAATGTACTTTAGAACCTTTAGCTTGTCTATTTTTATCTGTCATATCTTTCATATTTTCTTTGTGAGTTCCTAAACATAAATGATCAGGACGAACACAAAGAGGATTATCACAAAGATGCATAATTAATAAATCATCAGGCAAATTTTTATAATGAATTAAATATGAGTATCTGTGAGCTTTGATACTTTTATTTTCAAAACTAAAACCACCATAATTACCACGTTTGTATTTAGTACCTTGCCATAACCAACAAGTATCAGTTTTATTTACTTTTGACCAAAATCTTTCTTCAGGATCTGTCTTTATAAATCTACCTTTTGAATCAGTCTTCATATTGATATTTTATCATATCGTAAAATATTACAGCGATACTTTTAAGCAGGTGTAATATGGTGACTCAAGACTATCAGAATTTTATTGCAGCATTTGTTGGCTCAGTTATTGGAGCTTCTAGAGATAATCATAAGAATGTAATATCTTATGCTATTAGTGTAATGACTGGTACTGCATCAAGTATTTATCTTACACCAATAATAGCTTCTATGCTACAAATGACAGATGCTAAATATATGCTAGGTTTGTCATTCCTTATTGGTACATTAGGATTAAAAACAATAGAGTTCTTCAGTAAAAGAATAGAAGAACAGTTGGAGAAAAAGAAGCTTGATAATATATAATATTTGGACTATGGAACAACTATTAGATGCAATGAAAAAAAGACCAGCTGTTTAGGCTGGTCTTCTGCAGAGAAAGAAATCACACGGTCAAATGTATTATACAGTACTCTTTTTAAACTTTTGATCATCAATCAAAGCTATATCAGGAGTCCAAGAACTTCCTGAACGATATATATTTTTATCAATCATGAAAGATAGAAACTTAATATAATCATTTTCTGAAAAAGCATAACTCTTGTGATGGGTTCCAGTATATTCTTTAAGCTTTTCATGACAAACATCATTTACTGCGTGAACAACAAACCATCTTTGGTCTTTGTCTTTGTTAATGCTATATGACACTACAAAGAATGGAATATCATTTCTAACACCATTCTCATCATATCTCTTGCAAAATGATTTTAAACAACCTGCTTGATTACGATCTATGTAAGGTAAATAATAATATCCACCTGAGTATTGAATCTCTTTGCACTCAAATAAACATTTACAAACATCATCGCCATCTTTGTCTGTACCACTAAAGATACCAAACATAGTACGCTCTAATAAATCTAACATATCAAAATCTAACATAAGATGATTATGTGGCAATGTTCTATGCCACTCACTATATTTTAAGTCTCTAAAACCAGTCTTCTCTTCTGATGCCATTATAAACCTCACTTACATTACTATTATACCACAAAAAGTTATAATGACAAGTATTCTTTTATGGATTCTATGCATTCATCTGCTTCATAAAAAACCTCATATTTAACTGGCAAATCACTATAAGTATTGATTATAATAGGTATTTGTTTTTGTTCAGCTGTTAGTTTTTTACCTTTAGCTTTAAACTCAATCCAGTAAGAGCAATAATTCTTTTTAGCTATAGGGATTATTAAGTCATATATACCTTTACGCATACCTAACTTCTTGAGCCATACGATCACACCAAACCCAGTTCCAAAAAAACTATTAGGTACATGATAGATTGTTGATAACTCAGGATGCTGTTCTTCGTTAGACTTAATCCAATCCACCACCTTAATGTGTTCTATTGATTCTTTGCTTTTTGCCATCATCTATTATACCATAGAAGGTTATTTTGCTGTATAATAGGAATGGTTATAAAGTAAGGTAATAGAAACGTGTAGATAGCTTGTAAAGTTTTGTAGATGTGTTGTATACTTTTGTAGATAGGATGCAAAGTTTTGTAGATAGCTTGTAGATAATAGTAGAAAACTTTTTATTTCCTATCCTAAAATGGCTCTGTTAAAAGATAAGAGATAAGTGTTAAATGATAAAGGTCAAATGTTAATGGTAAATATAGAGATGCAGAACAAACTAGAGAATTTGCTTAATAGTAGAAATGATTGGAATGACAAGATTTTTAAAACTTATATTTTAGATAAGATTGACAGTAATGATGTAAATTTACCTGAACACAAATTGAGATTTAAAATTGAAGGTTATTACTTAGGTTTTATTAAGCCTGATAAATATTCAGTAGATGGAACTTTGATTGAAAAAAAACAAGAAGTAAAAACTAAAGATGAGAAAATACCATCATCATTAGGTTTTCTAGAAGATCAAATAAAAGTTGAAATTGAAATAATTAAAACAAAATCTAATTTTTTGACAATATCAAATTATGACGAATTGATACCAGCAATCAAATGTATTCTTTGGAGTTTAGATAACAAACCAAAAACAACAATAGATTTACTTTCACATATTATGATTCGTACAGAAAAAGGGGTCATTCTTCCACTTTTAGACACTATAGAAGACAACAACTATACTGAATCTAATAATGCGTTTAATATGGCAATTTCCACTGATTTATTACACACACATAGATTCAAAAATAAAAATGGTAAATGGGTCTTTCTGTACTATAACCCAACTGACAAAAGACAAGGTTATTTCTATAAAGGCCAGTTGTTCAAACTAAAAGATTTATCAGAAATCAATAATGTAAAAATGGGAACTATACAAAGAAGATTCCAAAAGATGTCAATTGAAAATGCTATTAAGTAAACCTTGACTATGATAACAAAATAGGTTATAATAATAGTATGCACGAAGATTTTGATGAAGAAGATGATGGTAGCTATACAGACTCTTTAATGCCATTCTTAAGAGTTTATATTTCAGCTGGTAAAGAAAACCACGATATGTTAGATATCGATGAATTAATTGTATTTTTATCAAGTGAAGGCAGAAGTATCAGTGAAACTATAAAACACATTATAGATAAAGGTATGGTAAATGTTTATGCTTGCTCATTTAATGAAACAATAAAGGTTTTGTAAGTTATGCAGAAGAAAGATTTACTTATAACTAATCTGACACAAACAGAATTAGCAGAAAAGCTAGGAGTATCTCAGCCTTTGGTATCTAAATGGTTCTCTGGAAAAGTAATACCTAGACCTGAAACATTTAGAAAGATATCATTAGCAACAGGTACTCCAATAAAAGAGCTTATAGATTATATTTATGAGAAAAACAATAAAGAACTGGAGTGATTACAAATATTACAAAAAAAGCAATCCATTTTTAGATTCTAATATGGAAAGTTTTTTATTTTCAAAGTTATCAACTAATGAACGTGAAAGAGCATTAGAAGAAATAATAGAAGCTAATATTCAATCAGTCCACCATTTTGCTCTTAAATATAAGTGGTGTAATATAGCTTACGAAGATCTTGTTCAGTATGGAATAGCTGGAATTATATCTGCTGCTGATAACTTTGATACCTCTAAAAATGTAAGATTTTTTACTTTTTGCACACATTATATAATCGGAAGAATTAAAAGAGCCTTAGAGCAACATAACAATTTAATAAGACTGCCAGCTCATGTTAATTTAGCTTTATTAAAAATACAAGATGTTGATCCACATATAGAAATATCAGATGAAGAGTTATCCAAACTAACCACAGATAGATATAAACTACACCACCTTAGAGTTGCAATAGAAGCTAAAAAACAAAAACTAGTAGATATTAATGATTTTTATGATTTAGCAACAAAAAATACTAATGAGACTGATCGCAAATTAGTTATAGAAACAATGCTAAATATTTTAAGTGATAGAGAAAAGACTGCAGTAATATTAAAATATGGATTATATAACAACAGGATACATACATTAGCTGAGATTGATAAGATAATTGGCATCGATACTGAGAATCTTTTATTAGGTGTGTTTAGGAAATTAAGAAGTAAGTTTGATGGTAATGTAATCTTGGAGCTATTAAGGGATGAGTAATCTTACAGACCAAAAACCTCAAGTGATAAATTTGCTATTGCAAGGTAAATCAATAACTTATATTGCAAAAGAATTGGATATTTCAAAAAGTTCTGTGTCAAGAATTAAAGATGATTTGATTGCTGGTAAATATGAATCTCAATTAGTAAAAGTTCAAAATAATTTAGGAGAAATAATAGCTGAAAGTTTATCTTTACATTTGCAAGCATTAAATAAGATTGCAGTTGTAGCAACTGATGAAAACTATTTATTAAATCAAGATGCAAAATCCATTGGCGAATTACACAAACAAATTAGAGATTGGACCTTGGATATTCTTACCGCAGGAAACAACATCCAAAGTCAAACATCAACATTTGTTGAAGCAGAACTCATTCCAGAAGACAGAGACTGATAAAAAATTTTATAAAAATCAATATTTAAAATATTTGAGTGATACCAGTCCAAGATCTTTTTGTTTTGATTATAAACATATTCAGCTAATATCTAATGTTTTAATGAAAGTTTACAATGGTGAGATAAAAAGACTTATTGTGAATTTGCCTCCACGTCATTCTAAAAGTGAAACTATTACAATGAGGTTTTCAGCATTTTGGATGGAAAATAAACCTGATCAAAATGTTTTAATAGCTGGATACAATCAAAACATAGGACGTAGATTTAGCAGGAAAACAAGGTCTATTTTGCTTGAAAGAACAGGACTTAGTGAAAAGCATAGTTCTATTGATGAATGGTCTATTCCAAACAATTCTACCTATTATGTTGGTTCTGCTAATAATGCGAAGACAGGCATCGGTTTTAATTTAATTATATTAGATGACTTAATTAAATCAAGAGAAGAAGCTAACAGTCCTATAATTCGTGAAAAACTACAAGACTTCTACTCTGAGGATTTATATTCTCGTCTAGAACCAAATGGGACCATAATCATTGTTCAAACAAGATGGCATCAGGATGATGTAGTAAGCTATGCAATTTCAAAAGAACCTGATGCTTGGACAGTAATAAATCTACCTAGTTTATGTGAGGATGAAACTACTGATTTATTAGGAAGAAAATTAGATGAACCATTGTGGGAAGAACGTTTTGACAAGAAAACACTATACGGTATTAGGAGTGTACTTGGAGACTATGCCTTTAATGCTCTCTACCAAGGCAGACCATCTTCAAAGGATGGTGATTTTTTTAAACCAAATTGTATTAGTGTTAAGAATATTCCTGAAAAAATTGTTAGAAAAGTCAGAGCTTATGATACTGCATCAAGTGAAGGTAGGGGAGACTTTACAGCTTCAGTTTTATTAGGAGTAGATGAAAATGATCACTACTGGATTTTAGATTTATGGAGAGCTCAAATGGGAACAAAAGAGCGTGATGAAAAGATTCTTCTAACAGCAATAAAAGATGGTAATGATGTTCCTATAATACTTCCCAATGACCCAGCTGCAGGGAAGAGTATGACATTTTACTGGACAAAGTTATTAGCTGGATATAATGTTACTTTTGAAAGACCTACCAAAAGCAAAGAAGAAAGAGCCACAGCATTAAGTGTTCAGATAAATAATGGCAATGTTTCTATGTTGAAAGATACCTGGAATTATGATTTAATATCTGAAATGAGAGCTTTTCCATCATCTCGTAATGATGACCAAATAGATGCTCTATCTTCTGGTTTTAATAGTCTTGTTCTTACTAAAAGAAAGAAATGGTACGCAGTCTAATGGCAAATTACAAAGGAAGAACTTCTGTTGATCCTATTGAAAGATTTAATAAAAAGTATCTTGTTGATCTTAATACTGGATGTTGGATTTGGATAGGAGCAAATTCAGGAAAACAAAAATATGGAATTTTTTTTAACGGACAAAATAATGTTAAAGCTCATAGATTTTCTTATGAATATCATATTGGTTTAATAAATGATTTTTGTGTTTTGCATAAATGTGATAATCCATCTTGCGTAAATCCTGATCATTTATTTCTTGGAACTAATTATGATAATGTTTTAGATAAAATAAAAAAAAATAGACAATGCAAAGGTGAATCTTTAGGGAAATCTATTTTGACTGAAAAACAAGTTATAGAAATTAAAAAAGAATTATTAAATTCATATAATGGTCAAATAACTTTCTTATCTAAAAAATATAACATTTCATCACCAGCTATTTCAGATATAAAATCAGGTAGATCTTGGTCACATATCCAGATACCGTAAAATATAATAGAACACATCAAGGAATTTAAAAGACTATGGGGATTTTTTCAGACTTATTTGGTCGTAAGCAAGAAACTAAAGTAACAAGCAATCCAACTGCCTTATTACCTCTTCAAACTACCATGCGTGATAGAGGTTATCTTACTGGCATTGGTGGTCAAGATCTTTATGCTTATTTATCCAGAAGATTACCTGGTAGTTTAAAAGACTGGACAGCAGTAACACAAGACCTTATGCTCAATTCCATAGTAGCAATATCTATGGATTATTATATTAGAGCATTCTCTCAGGCTGTTCCTATGGTGTTTGAATTATCAGATAAAGATGATGAGTATGTAAAAATACCAGACCATCCAATGCTTGCTTTACTTGCCAATCCACAGTTAGGTTTAGCTCCAACAAGATTCTGGTCTAACTTAATTATTGATTATAAACTTTATGGTAACTGTTATATTCGCAAGATTAGATCATCTGCTAAAGGTGAAGTTATAGGTCTTCAATATCTTCCAGCTCAAAGTATGCAGCCATTTGGTGATGGTACTACTGCTCTTACTAAATGGAGATATGTTAATGATGGTATTCCTTATGATATCGCATTAGATGACATTATTCAAATTGCTTATGGTAGAGATCCATTAGACTATCGTATAGGTAGAAGTCCCTTAATGGCGACCTTAAGGGAAATAGCTACTGATAACCAAGCTTCATCAACAGCTTATGGATTGATGAAGAATAGTGGTCTTCCATCATTATTAGTTAGTCCTGATGCTAATAATGATATTGTTGATGTAAATGATGATGATCTCCGAACAATGAAGAAGAGATTAGAAGATTCATTTACTGGAGATAACAGCGGAAGTATTGCTGTTATGTCAAGTC